GAGGGGGAATATGAATCAACGCGCCTCCGGGGGTGCCCCCTCAATTCCATAGAAGTCTTCCCCGTTGTACGAGAACTCATACACGCGCACGGCGGGGGAGTCGATGTTAGTGCCCTTGCCCATCCGCTTCTTCTGCTCTCCCAGATACGCCCCTTTGTCTTTGAAGCTTCCCAGCAAGTCTTTGACCATCACCTGCCGCTCGGTGCAAAAATCCTTAAACACCTTGGTGCTTATGTACAACTTCTTCACATCTGGCTCAAACCTTATAGACAGATTTTTGTGGGGAGAATGTATCGCCAAGGGTGCCAAGACAGACCTTCCATCAGTGCTGTTATTGATGACCAGCACGCTGTCCCGGTGAGCGTTCAAAAAGTCCCCGAGGACATCTGCAATCTCAGGCACCGCATTCGCCACATCGCGGCGCAGGGATGGAATCAAATGCGAAAAAATCCATTCCAGCACAGGCTCTACCGGAATCTCATGTAGTCCTAACTCGTAGGCAATCTGCCCCCCGACGATGCAAGCGGCAAAGCACGCCGACCAATACCGCTCCCGGTTATCCAGCTTGGCCCGCTTGTCGATGTACTCCTGCATCGCCCGGATGCGACGGATGACCTCATCCTTGTTCCGCACCACCCACTCGGCGTAGAGCGTCCCAGCGACCCCGTAATTCTCCATCAGGGTAACTTCAAACAACTCGTAAGCCTCGGTCTTCGACATCAAGTTCAGTGATTCGACCCGGTACTCAATCAGCCGCATCAACTCGCCGTTGGCGGTGGACTTACCAGATGAAAGCTTGTCCACGATGGAAGCGTTGGAGGTGCATAGACCGATGAGCGACCATGTGGTGTCGTTCTTCCGCTCCATGTTGACCTGTGACTGCATGCGCCCCGGCCCCATGCCATGCGGGATGGCGTAAACCAACTTGGACGCAACATCCATCGGCATGTTGGTTACTTCATCGACTGTCAACGGCAGGTTGTTCAGCACGCCAGCGCGGTAAATCTTGTGGGCGTAGGTATCCGCCTCTACCGACAGAAGCTTGCTGGGGTGCCCCCAGATGCTGTTGACCATCCGCATGATGGTCGTCTTGCCTGTCCCTGAGTTGGGACTAACCAGAGCGAACATAGCGCCGTTGTAGCCAGTGAACTTTATCAGCGGGGAGCCGAAACCCCCAAAGAACGGCAGAGCGAAGCCCTCTGCTCCCGGTGCTGCGTAGGTCTTGGTGACTCGCTTCCACTCTACAAGCGACCCCTTGGCGTGCAGCAGGGTGGCAACCGACTCGGTAGTTTCGGATGGCGGGCTATAACGAATTTCGGACACCCCGATTTCTTGGGTGCCCAGAATGAACTTAGAGTCGCCCTCTGCCCAACCCATCTGAGCGTGCAAAATCTCCGTATCCATCGTTACCTGCTGCGTCTTCGCGCAACTGATGAGATACCACATCAACCGCTCCAACGCTTTCCCGGCGCTGATGACTCCATTGGCTGACAGCACCTTCCGTAGCTCGTCCTTAGAGGTCATAGCGTACAGCGGGACGATGAATTCCCGCGCCTTCTCTCTGGGTAAGTGCAGCCGTGCCAACGCAAGGTCACCGCGCACCGAGTCGGTCATGCGCTTCACCAGATAAAGAGAATGCTCATAAACCAACTCAGGCTCGTCATCTCCATTTGCTACGTAAATAGCTCCAGATTTAGCTCTAAAATAAGGCTTAGGTAATGTTGGGATTTCGTACTCGACGGGGTCGCCGCCTTCTTCGATTTCTACAATCACCTCTTCTTCGCTGGTCTGAACCTCGACCCCCAACACAATCGGACTCTTAATCTTCTTCTTGTGCGGGCACCCCTTGCAACCACCGGGGTTGTGAGACTCAATGGTCTCGCACTTGTACGGCTTGTCGATCAAATCCTCCGACTTCCGTATCGTCGTTTCAAAATCGTAGCTGGGGTGCTTATCCGAAATAGCGTGAATGCCGACCTCAAAGTCGGTGCAGTTACGCGCAATCGACAGCCCTGCACGCCACAGGTCGTAGCCAATCTTCTCCTGCTCAGTCGCGATATAGACCAACTGCTGGCATCCATCCCCCCGTGCCGACCGCTCCATAATCAACACGAACCGCTTCTGGCGGTCGTCTGACAAGGACTTCATCAACTCACTTGGGCCTGTCCGCAAGTAATCCGGCGGCTCGGACAGGAGGATCGTCACGCCCAGCAAACGGGTGAAATCCGCTAGTTCAAACTCCTCGCCTTCCAAAAGAATCTCTACAGGCACCGGGTCGCGCTTGTAGTTGACGGTGCCGGGGACGCGCAGGATGCGCGCAGCGTCCGCTGTGACGCTCATGTCGATCCTAAGACCTTCCTCCCTGCACAGCGTCTTGAGGCGCTCCGCAGTCGGCTTCCACTCGCTGCGGGTCATAGAGCGCGAGGTTATCCAGTAGGCATGAATGCCGTAGCCAGAAGACACGATGGTCGGCGTGGGTAAACCCTTTGCCTCGCAGAACACTGACAATGCTTCCAAGCCATCAGCCTGCGCTGCGTATGGCTTACCTACGCCACAGTCGATGTCAACGTAAAACGATTGGAGCGCATGAGCATTGGCCGTCTTGCGACCGCCGCTTTCCTCTTCAAACGACGCACAAGCAAAGTAGGCGTTATAGGACTGCCCCGAGAGTTCTTCTGCCTTGGCTACCGCACCGGGGATGTCGCGGTAGAAAAATGTGCGGGGGTTGCTCCCCTCTTTTAATCCGACTATGCAGTACGCCCCGTCAGCGGGAAGTACCTTTTCCATAAATGTCGTTGTGTTCATGTCTTTCTCTTCTTCTAATCTATTCCCATCCCCCGCTAGTTAATAACGCTTGAATCTTCTCGCCATAGACCGCCCTCGGCTCCGACTTGCCGGTAAACCACTTATAAATCGTCATTTTGGAAACCCCAAAGTACCCCGCCATGTCAATGGCGGGGATGTCTCGACTAATGCAGTACCGGCCTAACCGGACACCGAGGCTATCAGACGCTCGACGGTTCGCGTCGATGATTCGCGCACTGTAGCCTCGGTTATCCATTTACTCGTCGTCCACTTCAGTGGCGGCGGGCTTGCCCTTGTTGGCAAACTTCGCCAGCACGGCGTTGACATCGGGCTTGTCCGCCAAGGTTTCCTTCTTCTTCGCCGGCTTAACCTCCGGCTCGCTCTCTTCCACTTCGCCACCGTTGGCCTTGATGGCGTCCTTCAGCGACGGAAGCGCCTTCTGCCCCTTGTCGGCCTGATAGACAGTCATGGTGACCGCCATCTTGGCCTCGGTGGACTGCCCGTGCTCGATGAGCTTAGGCAGCGCCTCACGGCTCGGGAAGCCGATGGGGGCGAAGAACAGCTTCGGCGTATCCGCGTCGTCGTCAAACGAGATGCGGGTAACCAGACGGTCGATGGAATGCCCTTGCGACGCGACGTACTTGAAGTACTGCTGATACGGCATGTGGGAGATGTCACCCTTGCCGAAGAGAGAAGTCGCCGGAATCTCCAGCATGTGAACGCCGCTGTCGATGTCGTCAGCCAACACCACCGCAATCCGCTGCTTGAACCGGCAGGCACGAGTGTTGCCCTGACCGCTGCCGGCGATGTTCATCGGGCAGTCGTTGCAGTTCTTGTGCTGCGGGTTCTCCACGCTCGGGTGCGGCACCTTACTGTCAGCCGACCAGCAAGTCGGCGGGGCGGCTTCCGCAGTCGGGTCATACGTCCCAACGTAGTAGGTGCGGGACACATCCTTGGCGACGTTCACCACAATGACATCCAACTCGTCCTTCTTCTTCGCCACTTCCTCGCCGTTGACGACCAGACGGAACACCTTGCCACGGATGGAGATGCGCTTGCTCACGCCCCCCATCTTCTGCATCAGACCTTTGGTCAACTCGGACTGCCCCTCCTCACGGATGTAGTCGGGGACGAGATTGGTGCTGAACGGAATCATATTGTTCATCTTATTTATCCTTAGGATTTCTTACGAATGGTAATGGAGTATTCGGAGTCCACGTTCAAACCTGCGGGGTGCAAGTCTGGGTTAGCCTCAAGAAACTCCTTCATGTTTGACTGGTGGATGCGCTTCTCAAGAAGCTCGAAAGCATCGTGCTCCTTCATGAAGCTGTGAATGGACGCCCAGTCATTCGTCCAGTACTTCTTCTTCACGCTACGGATAACCGTACCGTGGCTCGTGCGGATAGAGTCCGCGCCGATTACTTTGCAGAGGTCTTTCAGTGCAACGGTCAGCACCTCCATGTCGGCCTCAATTGCGGCAACCTGCTGCGCCGTAACGCGCTCGATAGCCTGCTTCTGGTCTCGCAAAGCGATGAACGCTTCTACGATGGTGTCTACACCGTGTGATTCAGTCGTCATGTCTTGTCCTCTAATTCGTTGTTATGTGCGGATGGTGAAGGATTAAATTTACTGTGTCAACTCCTCCCGGTACAAATCAATCAACTTTGCGTGGTCACCCAATTTCTCCCGCAGCATGCGGTAGATCTTCTGTTCGATCTGACTACCCACAATGTGTACCACCGTCATCGCGTTCTTCTGCCCCTGCCGGTCGATACGAGCGTTTGCCTGCAAATAAATCTCAGTGCTAGTGACCGGCGCATACCAGATGATGGTGTCGGCGGCGGTGAGCGTGATGCCATGCGCCGCAGCGGCAGGCTGGATAATCAGGACTTTGATGTCGTCTTCATCTTTGGTCTGAAACCGCTGGATGATGTCGTTACGCTTGGTCGCGCTTACCGATCCCGAGATGACCTCGCAGGGGATATGTTTGCTCACAAGGTGAGTTTTTAACAGGTCGATGGTATGTGTAAACGGAACGAACACCAGCACCTTGTGCGACGCCTCCTCAATGACTTCATCCACCACGCTCAAACGGTTCGATACGTCAAACTCCACGGTCGCCCCGGAGTTGGTATACACCGCACCACCTGAGATTTGCAGGAGCTTGTTGAGGTTCACCGCTACGTTGGCCGAGGTGATCTCCTCCTCCCCAGCCATGACCAAGAACTCCTTCTTCAAAAGCTCGTAGTACTTCTTCTGCTGCGGCGTCAGCGCCGCTTCCCGGTCGGTGTAAGTGATGGGCGGCAAGTCCAAACAATCTTTCTTCTCAAACCGAATGGCAGGCTGCAAAGCCGTGTGGACGATGGTCGATGCATTCGGCTTCGGAATCCACTTGAACCGGGTTATCTGCACCATCACCGACTCTTTGAACGTCGTATAGAACTTCGGCACGTTGTGCGGCACGCACATCTTAGCCAGTCCATATGCATCCGCCGGGGACTGCGCCGCAGGCGTCCCTGTCATCATCCAAAGCCAAGTGTTAGTGGTCACTAACTTATTCATCGCCTTCCACCGTTTGGTGGTTGCCGTCTTGTAGGCGTTCGCCTCGTCAATGATGATGAGGTCAAAGCCGCCCTTCGCAATCTCGTCAGCCACGATGGAAACGCCGTCAAAATTGATGATGACGTAGTCGTAGTCGCCTCGGATGATTCTCACCCGCTTGTCTTTGTCCCCGTGGGCTACCCCAACTTTGCGGTGCATCGCGAAGTTGAAGAGGTCACGCTGCCATGCGGCTTGCATGATCGACAACGGACACACCACCAGCACTCGCTTGATGGCGCCCTCCGACATCAAATACTCCGATGCCCAAATGGCGCTAGCGGTCTTCCCCGTGCCCTGCTCGTTGAAACAGAACGCTCGGTTGTGCAGGGTCAGAAACTCGGCGGTGTCCCGCTGATGCGCCATCGGAGTAAAAAGCCCCGGCCACCCGTAGTCCCGGCGAATGGGGGATGGGACATTCTTGAAATTCAAATACCGTAGCCATTGCGCTTCTTCTAAATCCCACTCTACGGCAACCGTAGAAATATCGTCTTCTTTGCGTATTACTTGGCTTCGTTTGATTGCTTTGGTGATTTTATCGGGGTTTCTTGTGCGTACCGCAAGGTACTTGTCTTCAATTATTTCCATTGCTGTCCCGCAACAGTTTTGCTTTTAACACTCGTTGTTGTTTCCCAGAATTACCGGGGCGTGTGAACCCCGCTTCTTCAACATAACCTTTATCCAGTAACGCTCGAAATCTAGCGGTGACGCTGGAATATGGTTTACCCGGATGCAACGCCAACACTTCATCTTGAATGCACCCGTCAGGATGGGCAGCAATCGTTTCGTACACCAACCGTTCTAGACGTTTGGTATCCACAGATTCTGCGGCTGCATGGCTGGTCGCGGGATCGTCGCGGCGAACTAAAATATGAGCAGGTGTACCAAAATCGTTTTCCATGTCTTTTCCTTTTTAGGCTAGCCGGCTAGCCTGATTATTTTTTCTTGCGTGAGACGTTCTTTTTAATCGTGTGGTCGCTGTTCCGGTAAAAACTTCTATTGTCGTGCGGGGA